AATTTAAATGCTACGCCAGCAGAAGGGCTTGGCAGCGTTAGTGTGCGGTTACCGCCAAGGGCTGGAACTACAACAACCCTGCCACCATGGGTAGCAGCGGTCAACGTGGTGTCAGCGTCTGACAAGGTTACGGGTGAAACTTGCATACCCGAACCATCAAGCGTAAAGGAGGTTGTAAAGGCGCCGGTCGTTGCGTTTTTAGAAACTACTTCAAAGCCGTTCTCTGACCGAACTGCACCACTAAAAGTTGTATTAGCCACAAGAGTACCCTCTTACGAAAGGATTTGTTTTGGGGTCTTCGTAAGTGTCTGCCGGGGCAGTCGCCCAAAACTTTAATAAACCCGGAAATAATTTATATAATAAAAATGGGGCGAAGGTAGCGTTACCGCCACCCCCGCCCCAAATACTACTAAAGCGCTTAGGCTCCGGGTGATCCCCAGATTCCAAGCGGATCCGAAACGCCGAAGCTGTAACGCTCACGCGCCTTGTAGCGAACGTTTCCGGTGTCAAAGTCACCGTCCATGCTCGTTTCCATTGCAACGCGAGTGAAGTGCTTCATTCCATTCGGAACGTCGGTCATCAAGAACCACGCATCTGTATCGGTTAGATAGTGGTTTACAACATGACCCTCGGGAACAACACCCATTACGCGAACTGCGTTAATGTCGTTGTCCGCTGTCCCCGGACGAAGTTCGCTGTCCATAATGCGCTTAGCGACAAACTGAAGATCGGGCGGAATAATCATCTTGCGAGGACGCGAGGCGATCAATAGACCACGCTCATCTGTCCACTTAGCAATCTGAATAACCGCCGCTTCAAGCGAGGTTTCGTTGAGGTCAACCGCCGTTGCCGGACGGTTGGAGTTTTTGCCACCGCTAACGAGCGGGTGACCGTCACCACCTGTGACGCCATCGCCCGATGCAGTGAAGAGGTTAACGCCGTCTCCCCCCTGAAAAGCAGCGGTAAATCCGTTGTTAAGCGGAACCACTGCCTTAACCTGCTTCGTATAAGCCATGCCTCTTGCAAGCGCCTTGGTGTAACGAGCAGACAGAGAGTCATACAGGTTGTCCTCCATAGCCTCTTCGGTAATCGAAAAGCCCATAGCAACCGTTTCATGGTTGTACCGCGCCGTGAACGATTCTTGTGCTGCATCATAAGAAATGCCGCTGCCTTCCGGCTTAACCGGAGCAGAGCCAAAGCCCGAAAGCTTTACTTCTTCTTCAAAAGAACGATCCGAGTTTTCCGTCTCGTAGATCTCGGAATGCTCATTGTCGTAACTGGCATACTCAAGACCAAACAAAGCGTTAAGTCCGGGTAGAAGTTCCTTAAGAAGTTGTGCGCGTGAAATAGCCATTAATCAATCTCCTTACAAGCCAGTGGCGTTGAGGTACTGGTGATTGGAGGCTGACCCACTCGACGCTGCGTTAAACTTTACAATAACGTCGGGAAAGGCGTCACTTGCAGTTGTTCCAACAGGAGCAAGGCTGTCTGGCCCATCAACAAAGTCTAAAACGCGAAGTGGAAACGTAGCCGTTGTTGCTGGAGCATTGGTCGTTCCTGAGTCAATCTTGCTTTTAGACTTGCCGATAGCTGTAGAGCCAGCCGCATAAATAACAGCAACGTTTAACCCACGATCTGTGGTGTTCATCGCGCCGTCAGCCTGCATTTGAAATACAACAAATGGGTCGTCAATAACGTAAGCCATCGCATCAGAAGCAACCGTAGACGCAGGCCACTGCGTATTAAAAGTTTTCTGATTGGTCGTGCTTGGCGTATATGAGCAACCCACAAAGATTCCGCAAGTTGTTAGCGCGGTGGTGCCATTATCAAGCTCAATGTCACCGTCCGCAACAATCTTTACGAAATCACCGTTCATGATGGCGGTACCGTACCCACTAGCAATCGGCAGTTGCCGAACCTTGGCCGTAAATGAGCCAGAGGCGCTAAGGGTACCAATAGGCCGCGCACCATAAGGTGTCGCTGTAGCTGCCATGATTGTTACCTAAGTTGTTTGTGACCAATCAGGGTACAACCCTTAAGAGTTGCCGCCCCCCATGGTCACACTGGTTTTACGTTCGGGCGCGAAAAGCGGCATCCGAGGATCGTTTTCACGCATAAAATTATTGTCTACTGCTTGCATCTGGTCCCGAGCGCGTTTGGCATAATACTCTTGCCGTTGTTGCACAAACTCTTCAGGCGCCTTACAAAGAAGCAGGCCACCAACTTCGATGCCGCCCTTGTCTGCCCATTCAGAGCCGTGATCGCTCATAATTTGTAACTCGGGATGATCTTCTGCTCGCACTGGTTCCCATCCTTCACGAAACCGTTTAGATGCGTTGGTGTTGTCCATCTGTCCAACCATTGATGTCCTTACCCAACGAAAAACCCAACCGTCCTGCGGTTCGGGATCTGGTAGAATGGAAGCTGGCTCCCAGTTCTTTTGGCGCTCACTGCTTTCGCGAGTGTCGAGTCCACTTTTTTCTTTTGGTGCGCGATCTTTACTCATTGTTAGTTCTCCTTAACTAGCTGTGCCGCATATTGTTGCGGACTGAGACCAAGACGTTTCGCGATGCGAACTTGGGTTTGAGTCAGCTTCACTGTGCGTGGCGCTCCCCCACCAGAACCTCTCTTAGCTGGAGCTACTACGGATTTTGCCTTTTGGCGTTGTGCAACGTCGGCGCTTTCACCTTCGTTGAAATAAGAGGGAAATACTTCCCTAACCCTCGAATCAATTAATTGATAATATTCGTCTGTATCGGGGTCAATACCTTCACTAACAATTTTATCATGCACCCCATACGCAAAACTGGTCATTTCGTAATCATTACCAAACCATGAATTACCCTCTTGCCACTCTACGGCCTTAGGGTCAGGCTCAGGAATTGGATCTTCTTGAGGATACTGTTGCTGATACGCCTGAGCTTGGGCATCCATTTGTCGCTGTTGCTGCACTACAGCAGACTTCCAATCGTTTACAACAGCGCTTGAAACCTTGCCATGATTTGACTCAATCATTTTTGCTTCAATTAAGTTTTTTTGCGCTGTAGCAATTGACTCGGCGTCACCTAACTCATTTGCACGCTTTAACATGTCTTCTGCTAAGGTGACAGAAACCTTTGCCCTGCCCTCTGCTTGGGTGTCTAATGCAAACTGAGATCTTTTTACAAGCTCAAGCAAGCGTTGGTTTTCGGTATGCAATTGCTGTGTCGCACGGACAGCTTCATCTGACATGCGTTCAGCTTGTTCTTTTGCCCTGCGTTCTTCGTGGTATTCCCACTTTAATTTTTTAATTCGATCTTGGGCACGCTTACCAACTTTTGCAATTTCTGGTTCTTCCGTAGATCCAGTGCTGTCACTTTCTGTTTCTTCAGAAGTTTTGTTTACATATGGTTGATCTTCTTCAGGTGTATCATCTACTACCTCAATTGCAAGATCGTCTTCGTTTTGAATTATATCAGCAGGATCTTCTACTGTATTCTTGACACCAAAAAATGCCTCTTCTTTAGTTGTCATGGTCAGGCCCTTTCAATGCCACGAGGATCTTCAACGACCGCCTCTACGGTGTCGTCATTGATAATGCGAAACTCTTTGCCGTGGACCTTTAGGCGTGTGCCACTGAAGGCACGGAACACCACCCAGTCACCTACTTGGCAATAAGGACCATTAGGAAAACGATCTGTGTTTGCATAGGCATCTGGCCCCATGCTCATTACCCAGCCTACAACAGTAGCAATGGTTTGTTCGTGTTGATATTTGGCTGACTTGATAATGCCCCCTTCCGTTTTTTCATCTACCTCCGGAAGAGCAATAAGCATCTTGTAGCCTTTCGGCTCAGGTAGCTGTGACGCTTTCCTTTCGGTTGCGTCTTCAGCTTCGACACTTTCAGTGTCTGTGGCCTCTTCGGCCTGAAGCGTGGTCATTAAGACCTCCGTATTGTAAGTGCGCTACGATTTAGCGATGCGTCCTGCAACAACAAATAAATATATAAAAAAAATAAAATCAATACTTAGGCATTTTTTTTCCTTGAGGTACGAGCCTTTGCTTTTGCCTTGTCGCTTAAATCACCAAAGTGAAACAAGCGCTGGCTTGTTTTTGTGTGAGTCTTGTTTGTATGCAAGTGACCGTTTGGCATCTTGTGCATGCCCTTACGCCACACTGTTCCATCTTTCAAGTAATGGTTTACACCCATAGCCATTTTTTATCTGTGCCTCTTAGTTTTTTTTGCAATACTTTTTGGTTGTTTTGAAAACTGCTTTCCTTTTTTTGTGTCTTCGCGTTTCTTGGCCGTTGTTCTGTTGTACTCTTCAGCGGACAGCGCCATGATAGCGCCCTTAGGCAAATAACGCTCTCCAGTTTTTGCGCTAGGTTTACCGCTTTTGGTTTGCCATTTTTGTTTAGTCCAACGGTCTAAACTTTTTTGACTTTTTTTCTTAGTCATTTAGTTCCTGTAGCCCCCACCCTTTGCTTTGTATTCTTTAGCAAGCATTTGCGCCTTACGGGCAGACCACTGTCCGGCTTTGCCGCCTTTAGTGCCAGCTTTAATCTTGCTAAAAAGTCTTTTCCTCATCGTGGGCTTAGTGTAGTTACCGGCTTCATTAACTTTTGATTTTGTTTTACGCTTTTTTTTGACAGGCATTAGTCCCACCTTGCGTCTGGGTCGTTCATTTTTTCTTCAAGATCAATAATCTCGCGCTCAAGCCAAGCAAGACCTTCAACCTTTCCTACCATTTGACGGTACTGTTCCATGTTAGCGCATGAGCCAACGGACATTGCGTCAGCAAGCTCATTCATTTCATGTCTAATTTTTTTCCTTAACACACCGAGCACACTGTCGGCCATTCTGTGTTACTCCTTTAATTGATCCATTGCGTACTTGTAACCTTCTGCTTCAAGTTTATCCTGCTCAAAATCTGTTTTTGCTTGTAGCTCTGCTTGCTCAAGAGAAAGCTCTGCCATGTCTACCATCTTATCAGTTTGGAGTTGTTCCATTCTAATTTGGG